GTATAAATCATACCCATCAAAACCATTCACCGCCCAAGTTGGTGCCACGTACTTAACCACATCTCAGGGCAGCACATCTCTAACCGCTACCCTTTCGATAGATTGGTCCGGCACTAAAACGACGACCGTCGAAAGACAATTGATTGTACCAGGAGTAGCAAGCTCTATTGTTGACGTAGACTTACACTGGAGTACTCATGGTATGAATGGTAGTACATTTGGACCTAGCACATTCCCGTGGCAGTCCGGAGCGCCCAGAGCTGTAGGCGGAATCGACAGTCTTCACGAATTTAACTACTACAGCACTGCCAGCGGATCAGCCAACTTAAACTGGCCTTACTGGGGTGCACAAGAAGTTCTTTCCCAGACATTAAGATCCACAGGGATCTGGGTTCAGTTCGTACAAGATGCGATGAATAGATTTTTCTTCTTGCGCTCAGTAACAAACTTCATTCCTTCTTCCAAGAATGGTCTAATAGTCGATGGAGTATATGGACCTGCAACAGCCAGGACTGTCTTGGATTTCCAAACTCACGTTGGAGCAAGATGGAAAGATGGAGTAGTAGACGCTGAGACCTGGGCTCTTATCGGTTACATGATTATGAAACTACGTAATGATGTCGGCTATGATGCAGCACCATCTCATCTAGGCAGCTTCTATCAATTCTATGATTGGCCAATGCTGTTCATGCCGATGCATCACTTCTCAGATGCCAATCCAACATCAGCTTTCTGTAAGAGGTCTTGGACTGCAGCTGGTGGTACTACAAAAGCTCCGTCTAGAATCGCTGATGTCTTCGAGATTAAATTAGCAAGACAACATAAGGTAGTTGGCGTTACGCTGAACTCTTATCTCCATGATAGCCAGGCTAGAACTCAAAAGCTAGACTGGCTTAACGTGGGCGCTGGACCAGCTAACCTCAACAACTTTGCCAACTACTCTGAAGCTGATTACTCTGTTCAGTTTACGACACCAGGTACGTTAGTAGCTAGAACTCTAGAGGCCGACGTGCCTATGCACATTCCAATCTTCCCAGTTGATTCTTCAGCTGTAATGTTCGCGATCTCTCAAGATCAGCCAGCTGGATTTGGTTCTGCAAGAGTTATCGGAATGCGCGAGGTAACGATCCATGCTCAGGTTTCATCCGCTGGATCCCTTCCCGTTTATAGCGAAGGCAGCACTAGACAAGAAACGGTAACCGGAAACTACTCTCAAACGGTTACAATCAATACCGGTCAAAAGGTAGAGGTCGTTCCAGTAGTTCAATACGGCACGCAGGGTGAAGCCGCTGCTCAATTGTCCAACATCAAATGGAGCAACTTCAGCGTAAACAACGCCAGTGTTGTAGTCGATTTTGTTTCTGCTTCTCAAACGATCACAAACATAACGGCTAACCCAACCTGGTACAACTCAGTAACCGATTGGAATAACGCCAGATTCATTCTGACTCACAATACCATCACCAATGATGTTAGTGGTACTCAGTACACGTTCGGATCAAAGTTCGGATACAACTCGACCACAGAGTATCGCACCATGACTCCAGAGGGAATGGTAGAGCCATTTGCTCGCTCTGATGGATTCGTTTCAAAGCAGGACGGGCTAAGACTGATCTGCACGTCAGATGGAAAGCCATTTGGATTCCCTTCGACCATGCCAACTCAGTGGACTGTGGGTAATAACTTCAACTCACACTTCACCAAGATATCTCTCAATTCTGCTGGCACAGACTCTTTTGTCTATATTGGTTTCTATGACAAGAGCGCCAAAGAATTCATTACCAGTCCGTCTGGATTGGATGAGGTTTCTTATTACGAATATGTGACAAGAGGACCAGAGAATATCTATGTAGGAGTAATTTCTAGATACGAGATTGACTCTACTCAGAATCTACCCGATGCGCTTGATGCTCCCATGCTCCCATACAGATGGGCCATGCCGGTGTATGGAGTTTCGACGGGAGAAAGATCAAGAATTCAAATTGATCCTTTAGCACCTGACTTGAGCATAACTGATATCTGGCCTCTGCCGATTAGAACTGGCTCCTACTCAAGACCGGTAAAGATTAGAAATAAATCGGAAGGTGGATTGACTACCTTCTTAAAGGATTATCAAGGTGAAACTATCACCGGATACTACAACGTTGTTGAAGCTTTCTCTGGTATATGGTCAGACATCTATGGTCGTCCATACATCGATATCAAAGATGAAACACCATTAATCATAGATGATAACGTTATCAAGTTGAGACAAGCTCCGATCCTAATGGTTCAAGAACCTACTGGTTCTATCTTCTCTTTGGCAGACCCATGGCGTCCTGTGATGACGATTCAAAAACGTCAGACGATTAACAATGAGTGGGAAATTCTCACCATGGCGGATATCGCAGACTTCCACGCTCACAGTGGAACTATAACTCTTAAAGAAGATCTTTACTCTAATGATCCGAACTTGGTAAGAGCTACTTACACGACTTTAAGATCTACTTATCAATTCAAAACTGACGGAACACAAAGGGTTAATCTCAATCCTTACATCAACGAAAATCCAAGCTGGTTAAATCAACCTCTTTATGTCTATATACTCCCAGAGTTTTGTACTACTTCTGATGGAAACGTAATTGATTCATCAGTTAGAACGAGGACCGTATATATAACTGAGACGAATACCATCTTCGATCCACTTCAATCAGACTACAATCCATTGGCTGTGATGTTGGGAGTGGTTTATATCACGAACTCCTTCAACACTGACGACCTTGTCCTCTTGGATACAAGAAGAAGAGGCGGCGGTATGAGCGTTGGTTTGAATGACGACGAAATAGTTCGTGTTGTACAGGAAGCGTCTTCTTACTGGGACGTGAACTATAACCAGGCTGGCTCGTATCAAAAGGGTGGGTTCGTTATCATCAGACTACCTGCAGACTTGAAAAACGATCTCAATGAAGGTCAAATCAGAGCCGCTATAGAACGTAATATAACCGCAGGAGTCAGCTATCAGATAGAAGATCTCGAAGGCAATCTATGGCAGGGTGAAACAATATGAAAGACTTTATAGATGATTACATCAACACCCTCTCATCTCGTAGAGCTAGCAGAGTATATGCTTTACTAGAAGAATCCCAGCTCTTCAAAAAGGATGTAGAAGGTCTCGTTAACAAGTTAAACGATATAAGAAAAAACGCACCTGTAGTAATTAAGAGCGAAGTTCCTGGACTTCCCGTCTTAGCATCTAAGCTTGAAGCCAGCTTTAAAGACGCACACATCAACCTATCAGATATGTATAGAGTTTCTAACATGATTTCGAGCGTGTTGTACAATAACTCAATCATGCTCACCTCTGAAATTAAAGCCATTGAAGACGAGTTAATCGCAATGGAAAAGACGATCAATGATTACGCCTTCGGTTTAGCCGATGGTGGCTTCTACGACTACATTTTCACCGAGACATTCAGCGATGAAATAATGAAAGAGAAGTTTGATTTCTCGGTAGAAGATAGAGATGGGACGGTATTCGAAAGTAATGAACAAGCCGTGGTCAATTCGGCTTCCGGAATACTTACCTTAAGTCCTTACTTAACTAAGAATTATTCGATGACTGGATTGATTAATAATTCAAACTGCCTTGGTTATGCTACGTCTAACACAGGACTGCAAAATGCGTTAAACGAAAACGTAACCTCAGGTTGGAGAGTTGCTGTTTCGTCTCCAAGACCTATTAACTCCAACATACCAGGAGCCACTGGTGGTGGAGCACAGATCTTGATTGAGCTTTTCCTGCAGAATCCATCCCCATGCGACACCATAGTCGTTACTCCGTTTTCGGATATTAATAGCACTATTGTAAGCATTAAAGTCTATAAGAATTTAACTGATAATAATCACTTCGAGATTTTAAGCGAACCAACTTCAGTAGACAAGCCGACCAACTTCAGCTTTCCAATGCAGGCAGTAGCCAAGGTATCGATGATAGTTTCTCAGCCGATCTACAAGCGCAGATCTCAGATGGTAGACAAGCACGAGGCTCAGTTCAGATCGTTAAATGAAACCATCAAAAAAGAAAGAGATGATTTCAAATTCATCAAGGGCAAAGAGTACGCTAGAAACAAGAGAGTACAGAAGTACATCTTCTTAAGAGCAGAAAATGCGAGGTCGAAGTATCCGGAGTTCTTTAGATCTCAAACTCCAAACGTTGACTTCGATGTAGCGACTGGGCCACTTACTTTGGACAAGATGTTGTTCAAGAGAAATTCTCCCGAGGGTCAAGACAGTATCTGGAAAGAGAAAACAAAGACCCAATCAATCATGAGAAGAATGATTAGCCAGAGATTGTTTGCTGGTAGTCTTGACGTAAGAACTAGAAGAACCTTGATTTCGCGTGGATCTGATTTCTCTGGAGCAAACAGCCCCGCTCTAAACAAAGAGGGCGAAGGTTATAAATATCATGATATCTCAGATTTAGCTTCTACTGAATCAGACTTCGATCCATATTCATTGTTTTCTGGTAATGATTCTATTCTTAATTATGAATATGATCTGGGGTTAAGAAATGTAAAGATAGGTTCTGGTATTTCTATCTACAATGGAGTCTACATATCGAAAACTCTACCTGCGCCAAGCGACTCTGGTGAGGTTAGAATCAAAGTGCAAGATGTTAACTATCAACTGAGAAACACTGTTAGAAATGATCCGGTAGTTACTTCGATAGAGTATTCAGTTACGAACAAATCAACACCCAGAAAAGAATCGGATTGGGTACCTATTCTACCTGCTGGTTTAACCTCGGTAGAATCAGAAAGATTCTTTGTCGATGATTCTGGATTTGGTAAGTTCCGATTCCCTGCTGCGTTGACTGATAATATAGCCATTTATAAAAATGGTGTGCGTCTTCAGTTTGCTACGGAAAGTGCCTACACATACTCAGCTAACAGACAGTCTGTTGTCGGTCTGAGAATTCCGGCAGATCTTATCCTTAGTAGTGACATCCTCACCTGTAGTTACACTCCAGCCACGGACGCTACGGTGGTCAACTTTGAAAAGCAGGGATTTAGTCAATCGATATTAGCTTCTGCTTACGATCAAAATGGCGCAGGAGAATCATTTATTGGTACGACTCAAGACAGGTTGGTCTCTTTGTCGTACGATCCATATGTAGATTATGATCAAGTAGAACAGTACGGCGCTTATGGATCCAACGGATTCACTGGAACGTATCAGCCGATTGTCATTCAAATGGCTGACGGAACCATAGCAACTAATCAAACCAACTATAAGGGATTCCTACAGAACTCTTTGGAAGATTATGCTGACAGCACAAGTATTCATTATATTCACTCGGGCAAGAACATCATCTTTAATAAGGTAATCACTCAAAGATTTACTGTTTACTATCAGTATCTCCCAAGCAACCTGCGGTTCAAGATAGTGCTTAGAGTAAATGATTTAGCTTTTGTTACTCCCAGCGTAGACTCTATACAGGTTAAATCAAAAACCAGAAAAGCAGATTCAAGGAAGGTTTTCTAATGGCTCAGGCAGCTCCTTCAAATCTGGCCTATTCTCAAGCTATAGAACTAATAGCAAAACTGCGCAAAGAGTATGCTGAGAATAAACTCCAAGATTCTAACGATATCTCTCAAATGATAAAAGATATTCTCACTAAGTTTGATTCTGGTGTGGGTTTTGCCTTGACAGAGTTTGAGCCAGTAGCAAAAGGAGAGCCACCTCGAAGCGATAAGATGAATCGCTTCTGGTCTAATCTTCAAAGTGATGTCAACATACTACAAGATCAAATGGACGTACTAAGAGCTTCCACCGTGTTCGCTCATAACTTTGCTAAGACAGAAGTCCTTAAATCTCAACAAGCTAATATGAGATTGAGGAACAAACTAAAGACACTTCAAATTTATTCTCAGACCAGTGATGCAAGCTTGATCAAGCTGGGTGATTCATTCGTCAGTGATGAGTTTATAGATTGGCAACTAGTATCGGCGTCCGAAAGAGCTGCGATATTAAGCTCAGGATATGTTAGTCTGGCCAGTGAGCAAACGAAAAACAATGTCTTAGCCAACGCTAAGATCAAGGTAACTGGTAGTTCGAATGGCTTTCTGGGTAATAACCAAGAGATCCAAGACCCACTTGTTGCTACGTCAAACGCCATAACATCTGAAAAAGAATTTAGATTCATAGCAGAGGACTATAGAGCTGCAGATCTTCAAACGGTGCTTGACTCAGAGCCCAACACCTGGATTGAATACGAGTACTATAAGGTCAACGACAGTGATAGACAGATTGCAAAGAACTTCAACTTTTACTACAAGGTAAGCAACCAAGATGAAACTATCGTTGGCGTTAGTCTATCAAGTAGTGGTTTGGTCGATTGGGCTAAAGGTCCTGACGGGGATACTCTAAGGCTGGAACTTGAGATAGATCTCAATATAGCTCAAAGCATAAGCACAATAACGCTGTCACCTTATGGTCTTATCGACAATAAAAACAATCCCATTAAAGTGGTATCTGTTTATGTTTCAGAAGATGGCACTTCTTGGGAGCAGGTAACACCTGGCAACTTGTGGATCGTTAATACGATTGATAAAAACCTTTCCATAATAGACTTAGAGCAAGCTTCAGTTGGGTCTGCTACTTGGGTAACCAATGGATCTATCACTAGATATATAAGATTTAAGATAGAACAACCCAACCCAGTTGCTGCTAACATCGGCCATCTCTATTACGTCAGTGATAAAACTGGAGCAAATAACTCTTCGAATATCTCCGTGGCAGAACAGCTTACTACCGTAGTGGGAACTAATGCACCAGTGCCTATCGTAGCGGAAGAAGCAGCCAGAGTCGAGGGACCAGTACCAGATCAAAACAATCCCGATTTCTACTATCAGGCCAGAAACACAGCTGTTAATGGATTGATTCAAAAAAGAGAATTCTTCTTTGGTAAGAGATGGGCTATAGGCATTAGAGACATAGAAGTAAAATCTTCCTCTTACAAAAGCAAAAGTGCTCTTATCTCGAAAAAGTTTAGCGTTCCTGGGATTATAGATAGAGTAGCTCTTGAAGCTGACATTACTATTCCTAGTGGATTTGATCAATCTACTGCCTGGGTTAGATTCTTTATCAGCCCCAATGAAGGTGTCAACTGGTATCAGATATCAAGAATTCAAGATGACTTTCTTGGGATACCGGAGATCATCGCTTTCAATGATCCGACTCCAGCAGCTCTAAGGGAGCCTGGCATATCCTATGTCGATATACCAGAAGTTAAGGTTAGCTCAGTAAGAGTTAAGATAGAACTAGAAAGACCTTCTGATAAGCCTGATACCACTCCGATCGTTAAGTCTTACAACCTCAAGATAAAGAGAAGATAATGGGTATTAGACAAATACAAACGAAAAACTTAATTGACATTATCTCTCAATCCTATTTCATAGGCGGAGTGAATCCTCAGCTTAATGACATCTTGAAGTATACGAGTAATTTCTTTTCGCAAAATCCACCCGGTCTCCCACTGAAGATGAGTAGAGATCCGTTTGAAAATCCGACCGCAGATGAACTTGTTCTTAACGATCTTATGGCAAGAACCATCAACAATATCGACGTACTGTATGAGACATGTAGTGAGCAAGTTGAAGAATTGTTAACTATTAATACGGTATTGCGTAGTCACTTAGAGCGTCTAAGGGTTAGAAGAACTGTTCTTGAATCAAAGATAGACGATTTCCTTTTAGGTCTGTATAACTCTGATGGATATTTTTATTCTATATCAGATCAATTCACAGACAGTAGTTTGACAGACTTTGATATAACTACGGCATTCGTTGACGTAGAAGCGGGAGCGCTTTCTTTACCTCCTATTAGTGACAACTCTTCAACAGTACGCGTAGATAGATTATCTGATCCTACTGTGGTTGTTACTGCTGAAAATGGAACTCAATTACCTATAGACATAAAGACCCCATTCTTCAACGCCTTAGACGGATTGACTAATACGGCTTGGTTCTTCGAGGTAAGAACGAGTGTGTCCCAGGCAGTTTCTGCAGAGGTGACTATAGAATTGTCACGTTCCTTCGGATCATCGAAAGTAACCAAGGTTGATTTGAATCCATTTGGTGTCTCACCAGTGCAGGTTGGAATAAATGCGACCTTTGACAACGAAGTCTACAATACGACTTCCAGACCTTTCACTAGCGCGATCAAAAAGTCTGCGGATAAAATGACTTTCATTGGAGAACAGATAGATCAAAACGTTTCCTCAATGAAATTTGTATTGGTGAAGAACCAACACGATAGGATAGAGCAAACTGCTAATGGATCTACCTACATATATATGTTCGGATTCAAAGAGATCTCTCTTACTGAACAAGTCTTTGATCAGTTTGCTACGTTTGTAAGTAAGCCATTGTCGCTTCCTTCAGACTATGGTACAGACGCCGTTATAGATGCGGTCTCTTTGGTTACAGACCAAGTCATTCCTACTAATACGAATATCAAATACTATGTAGCTTCAGACGTAACCGGTGGTACGGCAGTAGGAGATTTCTCTTGGGTAGAAATCAAGCCAGTTGGTCAAGTTCTGAACGAAAATAAAGAGAGAATCGTTTCCTTCAACGGTGCGCAAAAAACCGTAAAGATGATTCGTAATGAAAAGAGAGTCGCATCAGATCTTCAACTGATACCAATTAATAGCACTAATCCAGATCTGGCTAAGAGAAATCCTAGTCCGGCCATCATTGCAGCCACCGACATGTATCGGCTAGTAGGATTTCCTGAGACTTTTATTCCAGGATCTATTAGTTTAGAAGAAGGAATAAATACCACTAAGATTTATTACACCGATTTGGATACAACCGCAGTTGCTGATGGATTTGATTTCTGGAAAAACAAATTAAATGATTCCAGTTCATACTTCACAACTTATGGACAGATTGATTCTGGAAACCAGTTCTTTTATGGTGGAGATATTGGCGAATCGGGTAAGAGTGTCTTTGTTGAAACCTATGTAGAAGTAGAAGATGATATTCCGGTCGTCCTAAAACAGTGCCTTAAAGGTGATCCCAATTCTAGAACTTGGGACATAAGACTTTACCTCAACGGTAGAGAGATTGCGAACATGCCGGTGGGTATAGACAGGCTTTCTGTACCATGGAAGTTTTCTAAGGGAAGAAACCACGTAGCACTTTTGGTCAATATTCCAGATTCAACTTTAGAGTATCCTAGTCCATACATCGGTACTATTAACTTGATGACTGATAGCTCATTGGATAATTTCGGAACTGTGAAATTAGATACCTGGAGTTATGTAGATTTCTTCAAGCTACAAAATAACCAGGTCAATAACGCCAATTCGTTTACTATATATAATGGTGAAATAATTTCAAGGAAGAAACCCACCAACAATTTCAGACTGTCGTATTCAAGATCTACCAATGCCGGTCCGAAGTCTATCAGATTGAGAGCGGACTTGTCTAGAGTCTCTTCTCAACAGAATGCTACTCCACTGGTCAACTCTTACCGTCTAAGATTCTCATACAGCTAAGGTGTTAAATGCCTACATATGATGACAGTTCTCTATTCTATAACTCGACTACACCATACGTGGGTAGTGCGGGTGATATAGATATATACAATTCCCGTAACGAATCGGAGATTATCCAACCTGCATTCATTCGTAGGCGCTTTGCATACAGAACTCCAATGAGTAGTTTAAAGTTCAATCAAGATGCTTCAGCTTTTAGATTTGATATTGTAAAGCTATACAAAAAATCATCTACACTTCAAGAATTGATTTCTGGTAAACAACAAATATTGTTGGATAAAAAGTTTGACACTATCAGCCTGGGTATTTCTTGGGGAAGTGTTTTGGATAGTCTTTCATTGGTTGAACTTTCGACTAAGCTGGACGCCCTTAACGCAAGAGCGGAGAGGTTAGAGAGGAATAACTAATGGCAGATACTCCATATACCAAGAAGAGAAACCATCAATTCCGTGGGCCTCAGAGTAGCGAAGACTATAACTTAAGAGTTGAAGAAAACTATAAGGATTTGGTTTTCCTTTACAATAAGTATGCAGCGCTGGACAATGACTTGGACAAGGGCTTTGAAGTCTTTATTAAAGAACTATTGTCTATAGCTCGCGGCATCTCGGACTTTGAATCAAGACTCGATGCGCTAGAGGCTGGTGCCTCTAAGGTTGGATTCTATTCCGTTAATCAAATCGATAATGATAGATTCAATTCAACTGTTTTCAACATATCAGAAGTAGATCGCTGCACATACCAAAACACTTATGGAACATTAACGCTACCCAAAGTGGATGCAAGCTCAATCTCAAAGGTTAGATATTCTAATTCGGATGGAACGTTCTCCATTCCAGCCTCACTTGAGATGAACGTTATTTCCGATGGGACTTCGATTGATACAACCAACTCAGTAATCGATACCGCTCAGCCCTACAACTGCCTGTTGGGTATTCCAGGAAAGATATGGGACAGAAACGTTATTGCCTCTAGTCCTTCCGTTCAGGGTGCGAGATGTTTCTTGTACATAAAAGTTCCCAGTGATCTCTCTATTGTAGCTGACGTTAATGCGCTTCTTCTTAATGTTTTTCCTTTGAAGAGTACTGATATCTTGTCGATAGACTACACGACTTCTTCTTATCCGAAGCTGGACAACACAGAGGATTGGACTCCTATCAATGACACCGGTCGATATGACGGAGATACTGAAGCTATTGGATATCTACCCCCAGGTGGCTGGAGTGGAGACGAAATATTCGACGCAGGGGCAAAGATATTCTATTTCGATCCAAAGCCTATAACAGCATTTAGAGTTAAACTACAGCAAAAGAACTACTTCACAGAAGGTGGATCATACGTCTATTCTTATGGTCTATCTAAGCTAGACATCAGATTCGATAAGTTTCTCTCAAGCGGCAAAACGATTATTAGATTCGATGCTCCTTCAGGATCTACTATATCTTCTGTAGAAGAGATCAATCCAAAGATTTGGAACATCCCACTTCACAGAGTTAACGACAGTTTCTCTGTGAGAACTATATGGGAAACTTCTTATAACAGTGGTACTTACACACTTACCCCAGTGCCTTTTTCTTCGAGGGTGTGGCTTGAAGTAACCCTGAACCAGACACCAGAGGGTGGTACTCCCGCCCTCAATGCCTTGAATATTCGTTATCGATAATATAAACCAGAGGTTTTGAACTATGGCAACATCATATCCAGCATCGCTAGACGCCTTCTCTAATCCTTTGGCGAGCGATGACTTAGATTCGGTAACAGTACCGCACCACCTGCAGCACACGAACGCCAATGATGCAATTGAGGCTATTCAAGCTGAGCTGGGTACTACTCCCAGTGGTGCCTTCGCTACGGTAAGGCAGAGACTAGAAGCCCTGCTTGTTGCAGCGAACAATCTTTCCGATCTTGCGAATACGACCACAGCCAGAACGAACTTGGGTCTTACGATCGGCACTAACGTTCAAGCTTATGATGCAGATCTGTCAGCTATCGCTGGACTAACCTCTGCTGCTAACAAACTTCCTTATTTCACGGGATCTGGAACCGCTGCCCTAGCTGACTTTACCGCAGCTGGTAGAGCGCTGGTAGACGATGCTGACGCCGCTGCACAAAGAACAACTCTTGGTCTAGCAACTGTTGCTTCGTCCGCATCTGCTGCTGATCTTACTACTGGCACTATAGGTACTGCTCGTTTAGGATCTGGTACCGCCAACTCAGGAACATTCCTGAGAGGTGACAATACTTGGCAGTCCATCGCTGGTGGTGGAGACATGCTGAGAGCAAACAACCTCTCAGACCTTATCAACACTACTACAGCAAGAACAAACCTGGGTGTAGGGTCTATTGCTACACAGGCTTCTAGCGCTGTTTCTATTACTGGTGGCACAATAACTGGTATTACAGATCTAGCAATAGCTGATGGTGGTACTGGTGCATCTGACGCAGCTACGGCAAGAGGTAACCTCGGACTTGGAACCATTGCCACGCAGGCGTCTGGTAGCGTTACGATTACCGGTGGCTCCGTTACCGGTATCACAGACTTGACTGTCGCTGACGGAGGTACGGGGGCTTCAACCGCCTCAGCTGCAAGAACTAACCTGGGAGTAGACGACGCTAGTGTCTATGCTATGGCGCAGACTATTAACACTCAGACTGGTACAACTTATACCCTGGTAATCGGTGATGCAGGCAAGCTTATTACCCTGTCCAATGCCGGTGCGATCACGCTGACAGTTCCAACTAATGCTTCAGTGGCATTTAACGTTGGCACAAGAATTGATATACTACAATATGGATCGGGTCAAGTTACCGTGGCTGGCTCAGGTGTAACTTTTAGATCAACCCCTACATTAAAAACAAGAACACAATACTCGGCTCTATCCCTGATTAAAATCGGCACCAATGAATGGGTGGTTGTGGGAGATTTGGCGGCTACGTAATGCGCGGTGGATATGGAATTTTCGCATCTGCATATCAAGCGGTGGCATCGTCGCCACCCGTCGTTGCCTCGACTTCTACAAGGGCAAAGCTGTTCGTACCTTCAGGTGATACTACAACTATAACAAAACCAACTGGAGTATCAACAGGTGATCTTCTACTGGTTTTTGTAAACTATGAATCACTTCCGAATACCATTACAGTTACTGGATTTACCCAAAGAATCGTATCGCTTAGCACTGGTGGAGGATTCGACCAGGAAACTAGACTCTTTGAGAGAATCGCTGATGGCACGGAGGGAGCTTCCTTTACCATCAACGTACCTACAACTGGTACACAAATCTCAGCAATTGCAGCGAGGATCACCGGAGCTTCCGCATCGCCTCATGATGTAAGTAATACGACTTCATCCAGTGGTAACTATTGGTTGGAGCATCAGTTTGCTTCCTTGACTACCACAACGAACAACGACTTGATGATCGGTTTCCTTGGTGGTGGTTCAGCGCTGGATAACTCAACCATTTCGGGTTGGACACTCAACACGAATACGACAGAAACGTATATGTACAGTAAGACTGTGGCTACAGCTGGTTCTACTGGAGTTACGAACTTTGATCAGCCGACTACGTTCGATCTTTGGGCTTCAATCTCAGTGGCTTATAAGCCAGCATGATAGTGTGGGTTTGGCTAAAAACAATTACTAATACACTAGGTATATCTATCTTAAATCTTAACTGGAGATAAAAATGGCAACATTCTATACAGGTTCGCGCCCAGTTCTTAAGGGTAGAACCTCAGCTCAGAACATTCATACGTGGAAAAATAAGGCTGAAGTCTACTCCAACTGGAGCTTGATGAACACAAGCCACGTCCTCGACGGTGGTCCAGATCGTCACGTATCTCCAGGTGCGGGTCCTTATCCTGGCGATTACTTCATGTCCTACATCTTCCGTGGTGGACAGCACATTGCCCCCATGGTAACTCCAGGACTCGGTGCTCGTATCGACGGTATGCGTTATCGTCCACTCCAGTATAGAGGTCTAGCTGGCGCAGCTGCTTTCCCTTCGGGCTATGGTCACGCTTTCGGTAGAGCTAATGATTACGCTTTGTACAGCAACGATATCTTTGATGGTATCGCTTCTGCTATGGCTATCCCAACTGCAACCACTGGACACGCTGTACGTTACACGTCTCCCATCAACTCGTTTGGGTCGTTCGGTCCATACGTTCACAAGGGAGCTACCTCGACAAAGGCTTTCCCAGCTACTTACGGTCAAGCAGAACCAGCTACGGCTAGTTCAAGTGCCTATCGTTCACAGAAGGTCAACGTATGGCAGGGTGTAGCTTCGGCTAAGGCTCTCTGACCCATGAATAAAATCAAGGGAGATTACGCCTGGTTAATTATGGGTTTATCTATCTTGATATATGATTTACTAGCTATTAAAACAAAAAAAGCTGAAACAATGTCCGCCGCTATGTGGAGGTCATTGGAACATCCAATCAAGACACCGTTAGTGACTTTGATATGGCTAAAACTAACGCACCATCTCTTCTTCAATAAAAATGCGAGAAGAGCACTTAAAACACATATTAATAAATTTACTGTATAGTACACAAGGAGAATACAATGACCCTTTCAGCTCAGGCTGTAGCGGTTGCCCTAGGTTTGGTACTTCCATTCGTGGTAGGATTCCTAACTAAGGTAAACGCCCCTAAGAGTGTTAAGTCCGCTGTGGGTATCGTCGTAGCTGGCGTCGCTGCCACCATCCAAAACGCTGTCTCAGCCGATGGTTCAGCTTTCATTAGCTCCGAGATGCTCATGAACTTCGCGCTAGTATATGGCGCTCAACTTTTGTCGTACCTCGGTCTCTGGAGCAATTTCGGAATTAACGAAAAGACTGCTCCAAATAAAGGTATCGGCTGAATTTTCTGTGATATAATCTCTTCTAGAGATTAGCTTATACACCGCCTGAGTGCGGTTATAGACTTATAAATGGCATCCCCTCTCCGTTTTGGAGGGGGGATGCTTTTCATCTCAGCGAAGACTTATATAAGTGTGACGAGGAGCATAGAACTTGAATGAGGTAGCAGTGGAGCCAAACCCAGTAAGCGAGTTTCTCACTGACAAAGCAGTTCAGTATCTGAAGATTTATAATGCCGATATAGAGTGGCTGGATTACATAGGGGAGCTGTATGCTCTTCTTCTCAAGAAAACTAAGAGCGAAACCGAAGCAAAGCAGCGTGTGAAGCAACACATAAGCTTTACTATCTTAGCTCCACTGGAAGATTCGTCTATAATAAAAGAGCCATACCACAGACTCTTGTTCGGATGTAGTTCTTTCGCCAAGTTCGGAGAAAAGGATTGGGAGTTCGAACTGAGAAAGATATGGGAACACGACGCCAAGATCGAGACACATAGAAATCAATTACTTTCTATGGGAATTATTTACCCAGTTGAATATGTTCCAATGACCAGACAAGCGCTCAACTGGTTGATGGAGAGGGTAGAAGATAACGCGTCGAGAGAAGTAACTAAAACGAAGATGCAGAACTTGGTGTTTGCTTACGGTGGAGCGACCATATGCAACATCTTCTTAAAGCCCGAGTACCAGACCAAGATCAATAAGATTCCAAACTGGCGTACTGGGTACTTCTTTGAGAGATTAATCTATGAGGTTTATAAACCAGAACAAATGCTGAGAATTAAAGAGCACGAGCTGAACAAAGTTGATTCTAAATTGGTAAAGAAAATTCGTATAAATAATTAGGATAAAGGAACTATAATGATTCATCTAACAAAAGATGTCGATTTCCTCTCGGAAGAATTTCTTGGTGGCTATTCTGAAGTAGAACCTAAATGGGGATTTGCATCGGGGCCGAACTCTCTTGGAGAGATTACTTACCGTAGAACATATTCTCGCGAGGGAGAAGCTTGGTGGCAAACGGTAAGACGCGTGGTAGAGGGCACGTATGAAATTCTCTATAGTCATTGTAAGTATTACAATCTTCCCTTTGATATCATCACTGCCCGCCGTGATGCAGAGGCTATGTTTGATCTGATTTTTAACTTCAAGTTCCTTCCACCTGGACGTGGTCTATGGGTCATGGGGACAGACCATGTTCGCAAGGTTGGCGGCATGGCTTTGAACAACTGTGCTTTTGTTAGCACGAAAGACATCGACATTGAGTTTGACGAGCCATTTAGATTCCTCATGGATGTTTCTATGTTGGGTGTCGGTTGTGGGTTTGATACACGCGGTGCCAACAAGATCGTTTGGGATCCGTCACGCCAGAACACAGTGCCTTTCCAGATCGCTGATAGCCGTGAAGGTTGGGTAGATAGCGTCGGTGCGGTAATCAAATGGGGCTTTGGTATCGGTCCTAAGCCTGACTTCGACTACTCTCTTATCCGTCCTAAGGGCTCAGTCATCAAGGGTTTTGGTGGTGTATCAGAAGGTCCAGAGCCTTTGAAGCTTCTTCATGAGACGCTTGAGAAGATCATTATTGATCGCTCCGGTGAGTATGTGAACTCACGTGATATTACGGATATCATGAACTTGATTGGCCGTTGTGTTGTGGCTGGCAATGTTCGTCGCAGTGCTGAGATTGCTATTGGTGAACCAGATGATCAGGCCTTCATTAATCTTAAGAACTATGAGATGAATCCCGATCGCGCTGAGTATGGTTGGCTTTCCAATAACAGCCTCTACGCCTACGTAGGCATGGACTATTCAGCTATCGCTGATCGCATCGCAGACAATGGAGAGCCTGGTTTGGTATGGCTGGACAACATGCGTGCGTATAGCCGTATGTCAGATAAGCCAGATAACAAGGACCATCGTGTAGTAGGAACTAACCCCTGCGCAGAGCAAAGCCTTGAGACTTATGAGGTTTGTAACCTTGTAGAAACATTCCCATTCCATCATAAGAATATAGAAGAGTATCGCACTACTTTGAAGCACGCTTTCATCTATGCCAAGGCAGTTTCTCTTATCCCAACGCACTGGGCCAAGACTAACGCTGTGATGTTGCGTAACCGTCGTATCGGAACTTCCATGTCAGGTGTAGCTCAGTTTGTTGCTCACCGTAATGAGAAGAATCTTATTCGTTGGTCCAAGATTGGCTATAACACTATTGAACACTATGACAGAGTTTACTCAGAATGGTTGTGTGTCCGTGAATCAATCAAGAAAACCTCAGTTAAGCCTTCAGGAACTGTGTCTCTCCTGGCTGGAGCAACACCCGGCGTCCACTACCCAACTCAACGCTATTACATCCGCCGCATTAGATTTGCCGCCCAGCATCCAGATGTCACTGCGTTCGTCAATGCTGGTTACAAGGTGGAACCAGATGTCAACGATCCCCAAGGGACTGTTGTAGTAGAGTTCCCTGTGGCTGGTGACGATAAGGTCCCTACCGAGGTAGAGGTATCTCTAGAAGATAAGGTTGATCTAGCCATTCTTATGCAAGAGTACTGGGCTGATAACCAAGTCTCTTGCACTGCCACATTCAATCCAGCTACTGAAAAAGATAAGATCTATCAGGTACTTAAGAATAATGAGAAGAGTTTGAAGAGCATCTCGTTCCTACCCATTCTTGAAATGGGAGCTTACGCTCAGATGCCGTATGAAGCTATCACCAAAGATCAGTACACCGAGATGATTAGAGATCTCAAGAAGATCACCTGGGGCACTGACTCAACTCATGATCAGCAGGACACGTTCTGTGACTCGCAAGCCTGTGAAATACCAGCATTGGCGGCTCTTAGAAAAGTTTCCTGATTTCTTCAAATTAACTTGACTTGCTTGATGCCCCCGCTGTAGAGTGGGGGCATCAACTCGTTAATAGGAGAAACACAAATGTTTGAAGATGTTCTTGACCAAGATGTAGATCAGCTTGATGATATGGGACCAGTGGTTATTCAGGGTCGTTGGAGTCTCGATGGTGCGCGCAGCTTGCAGGACGCAGTAGAAATGGCCAAGGAGCAGGTCAACTACTTCGAGCAGCTTATTGAAATGGGATATGAACTAGAAGGAATTGTAGATGATGACTATGGGGTTGCGCGGAAGGTCTAATAGCTGATACAATTAAAGAAACACAAAGGGGCAGAAAGGTTCTGCCTCTTTTCTTTTAACGGAGGCATTGTGGCATCGGAAGATTTTGACAAGCAGTTCGATGATATGGTCCATGAGTTTAAGCTGGTAGAGCCACTTTCAATAAGTGATATATTGGAAGGCTTGAGAAATGTTGTTGAAGCTAATCTTTATGTTAATGATTATCTGGCAGAGTTCTTTAGTACGATGCAATCTTCTGTTGAAGATGTCGCAGAGGAAGAAGAAGTACCAGACGAGATCTTCTTGGAGATGCCAGCCTTTAGTCATAAGGCTACAGTTTATTTGACGTTGCTCTTTGACGCAGCGAAATCATTTTGTGAGATAGTTACAGAAGAGGTGGAAGAAGGATGACCGGAAGCGTAACACTGGAAGCCCAAACTCAACTAGATAGTGATCTTATCCCGGTATTAGATAAGGGATACGTTAGATACATAGATAAGCTTGGCAATGATCTATCGATCGTCAATGCAGCACGTGCATCCTTTGCTAAGGAGTCAAAAGACTTCGGCCAAGCTGATGCAAGACTATTGGGCTTCTTGATCAAAGAAGGACATATGTCTCCGTTCAGACATGCGATGGCTACGTTGGAGTTCAAGGCACCATTGATGGTCGCTCGCCAGCACTGGAAGTACGTAGTTGGATCTGATCATACAATGGATGGATGGAACGAAGCTAGTCGTCGCTACGTAACCTCTGACGAAGAGTTTTACGTGCCTAAGCCTGATCAGTGGAGATCAGCTCCAGATGATAAGAAGCAGGGCTCTGGAGAGCCTGTAGGGCTGGATGTGGGCTCTCTGGCTATGCAGATGCTGATGGAGGATGTAGATAGACAGCTAGCTCATTATCATTGGGCTATGGAGAGTGGGATCTGCGCAGAGCAGGCTCGCTTATTCCTACCTGCTTATGGTCTATATGTTAACTATCGTTGGACCGCTAGTCTTCAATCTATTATTCACTTCCTCAACCAGCGTTTGGAAGAGGATGCCCAGAAAGAGATTCAGGAGTATGCAAAGGCTGTGTTCAGACTTATGCATTCTAAGTTCCCAGTATCTTTTAACCATTTGATTGGAAGCTGGAAGATATAATGTTAATCATTGATATGATTGGAGTTGTCATAGCAACTGCTCTGATGTTCTGGTCTATGAATTATTCTGTTGTGGCTCATTTCTCAGACGATGAGAAGCAGTCTAAAAACTATTACATTCTTTCCGCTGTCTTGTTGGTATTGAGCGTGATTCTCTTTGTGTTGATTGGGGGTTATGGTGGCGGCATCTAAGGCCAATTACATCATCATATATAAAGGTGTAAGTCAACCATTTGCCGCCACCAATCTTCAGACAGCTTTGAAGAATCCCTTACCAAAAGGCGCTAAGCCGGAAGATAGAACCATCCTGTTTCTAACGTACATGCCGGATGAAGAATCGCTATGTGTTTTTCCCTTATCGGAAGAACAGATAGATGAGGGAATGCGTAAGCTAGAAATAGAAGAGCAGCAGTATCTTGCGAGAAAAGAAGCTCGTCAAGCTAGACAAGTGACAGAAGAAGCGGAAGAAACAGAAGAGATAGAAGAGGAACTTACATGGGAGTAAGCCTATTAGTAGTCAACTACAACACTAGAGATCTTATCCAGCGTTTAGTTCACTGCCTCAATGAAGATTGGGAGCCTGGAGTATGGTCGTTACATATAATTGATAATGGATCTACTGATGGTAGTAGAGAAATTCTAGAGAGAATGTTTTCTATTCCCGAGCTACACATAGATTCTCTTGAGTTCGGTGAAAATGTAGGCTACGCAAAAGCTATCAATAAACTGGCACACGCAGATAATCAAGAGTTTCTTTGCGCAGTAAACGCTGACACATGGTTTTCTACTGCTCATGTCAGGTCTGTCATCGAGTCATTTCAATCCAAGCCTAACGCAGCTGTTATTGGTGTAAAGCAAATGGATGAACAAGCTAGAATTAGGCATGGTGGTATCTTCTGGGATGGTATAAGGAATCCCGTCCACAGAGGATGGTCAGAGCCTGATCCATTTGACGCAAAGTATAAGGATGTTCAGAAGTGCTGGACAGTATCTGGATCAATCTATTACATGCGCAGATCAGTATGGGATCAGTTAGCTTCTGATCCGCTGTATAAAAAGTTTGTGCCTGAGGCGGAGGGAGCGTTCCTACCTACTCCACTATACTTCGAGGAAACATTCTTTTCCGTTCATGCGCAGAAGCACGGATACGAAGTATGGTATGACGGTACAGTTCCTACCGCAGGGCACACATGGAATGCCTCCACAGGAGATTCACATAATGAAAGAAGCGTCGAATTATTTAGGGAAGCTCGCCAAATGTATATTGCTACTTGCGATCTACTTGGTATTGAGCACGAGTGTAAGGATGTACATGTATGAGTTCACGGAAAACGAGAAGGTTTCGCTTAGGACTGGATTGCGATGGTGTCGTGTACAACTTCGTAGATACGCTGAGGAACTGGATCCACTCAGAAACTGGTAAGCCACTGGCCGAGATGCCAGACGCCAATACGTGGAACTTTTTCACGGATCAGTGGGGGCTTACCTTTCAGGAATATAAAGACCTAACTATTTCTGGCATAGATGCCGGTGTAGTATTTGGTCAAGGTGAGGCTATACCAGGTGCCATAGAAGCTATCCGTAGCCTGTCTCATGATTACGAAATCATTCTGGTCACATCACGCTCAGGCTTTGGGCTAAGGTATGAACAGTGCAGAGAGAACACTCTTAAGTGGCTTGCTGATAATAAGGTCTGGTTTGACGGAGTTATCTTTGCTGAGGATAAAACTAATCGGGGCATAGATATTCTTCTGGACGATGCACCTCACCAGGTGGGTAATGCTGTGGCGGTAGACGAGCGTGTCGTTGTATTCGATCAGCCATGGAATCGTCACGTGGAACATCAGGACCGAGTCTACGATTGGGAAGACTTCGAGCTATATATCAGAAACCGATTCCCGGTATGACCATATTCTTTCAGTTCTGGATTAGACTCGTGTCAGAGATTATCCGTATGCTAGAGATGGTTCGCTTTGGTCTGACAACACTCTACATCGGTAACGATATCGTAAAGAAATATCTTGCTAATTAGTTGACAGCCGCACAAACATCCGATAACATTTAGTTCGTAAGCAAATCCAATAAGGAGAATAAATGAGCAGCAATAAGTTCCGGTACTACGATGTGACAGTGACCAGAGTTGTTAAGGCCCTCACTCAGGCCGATGCAATCTCACTAGCCGCCGCACCTAAGGCCCGTGTTCCTGGTGAAGTCCTAGCTACCTTTGTCGATGTAGATCGCATTCCAGCTACAGAGGCTCATCAGTTGTCGCTTTCAGCTAATAGCTGATTTCATTTCCAAAATGGGGTCTATCCTGGTATACTAGGGTAGGCCCCATTTTCTATTTAGGAGATCGTATGACAAAGATAATGGCGAACATGGTTGTTCGCAACGAAGCGGATAAATGGTTACGTCCAGTACTTGATAGGCTGATGACGCAAGTCGATGCTCTTTGTGTTACTGATGATTGTTCTGACGACACAACAGCTGATATCGCTGAGGAATACACACCTCATGTTCAAAGAATGTCTGAGCCGGTCTTCGCTACTGACGAAGGAAAGCTGCGCCAATTGTCCTGGGAATTCTTGGAATCCAAGATCACCAAGGACGAAGACTGGTGGGTTCTTGCCATCGACGCAGACGAGATGTTGTATGAGACTCGGCATAGGTTAAGAGATCTCGTAGCTCAAAAGAGATTCGATGTATTGTCTATCGAGTTCTTTCACATGTGGTCACCCACTCACTTCAGAGTAGACAAGGCGTGGAGGCCGCACGGCAGTAGTCGCTTATTCCGGTATTATCCAGGTGGTAAGTTTCTGGATAGAGCGCTAGCTTGTGGCTCAGAGCCGACTTACGTTAGACGGTTGATCATGGAAGATAAGTATTTGATCAGTACTGGCCTACTTATGAAGCATCTTTCCTACATGACAGATGAAGGTAAGGCTTCTAAATATGAGAGATATACTAAGATAGATGGTGGAGCATTTCACGCGAATGCACATATAGAATCTATAATAGATCAGAACCCAGTGTTAGTAGAATGGAATCAGGACTGATGGATAAAAAAGTCAGCATAATACTTACTGTATACAACAAGCCCAAGTGGCTCAGAGAGTGTATTGAATCGGTCCTGAACCAGACATACGAGAACTGGGAACTATTCATCATGGAGGATAACTCTCCTGATCCAGAGATTCGTCGCATAATCCACAAATATAAGGATCCTCGGATAACTAAGTATTTCTCTGGTGTCTCAGAGGAAACGCGGTACGCTACGGCACGTTATGCCACGTTGATCAATATTGCGTTTCCAAGAACCACCGGTGAGTACGTTACGTACTTAGTGGACGATGATAAGTATTTCCCCGATAGACTACAGACCATGGTTGACTACATGGACGCCAATCCAGAGCATCAGGTAACGTATCATGCGCTTATGAACATTGACGCAGATGGTAATAATGGTGGCGTTCGCGGACTGAAAGGAATTCTAGATGGACTTACTGAAGAAACTCAGGCCTTCAACTATCTCGATCACAATATGGTTATGCATACAAGACAGGCTTTCGAGGATGCAAAAGGATGGTACGACGTACCAGGAGTCTGGGGCGGAGCCGATGCTTACTTCTGGCGACGACTCAACGAGGCTGGTTACAAGTTCTACCCAGTCGGTACGAATGAAAAACCACTTGCCGCTAAGCGATATCATGAGACCAATCTCCAAGCCCTTATAGTTCGTGGAGAATTCTTCCCGGATGGTAAGACCCCATGGTGAAACAGTTCCCAGTATTCATTATCTGTAGAGACAGGGTCACCTATACCAAGCAGCTGGTAGCCTGGCTTGAGAAGGCCGGACAAGAAGAAATCTATCTTGTAGATAATGAGTCTACATACGAACCTCTACTTGATTGGTATAAGCAACAGCCACACAGAGTGATTTATCTCAATCATAACGGAGGTCACACCGGGGTTTGGCATAGCGGTGTGATAGACCAGTGGGCAGGTCCTCGGCGTTTTATCGTGACTGATCCAGACGTAGTTCCAGTTGACGAGTGCCCACTAGATGCGATAGACTATTTTGATGCCCTACTCAATAAATACGAGGAAAGAACCAAGGCTGGATTCAATTTGAAGATTGATGATATTCCAGATTGGTTTAGAAAAAAACAAGAAGTAATAGATAACGAAGCACAATATCTAGCATGGAGGGGGCCAGAACCTAATCTACTGTTTGCTCCAATAGATACAACGTTTGCTTTGTATAAAGAACATGCCACTGCAGATATCAGTTTTTCAATTCGCACGAAAGAACCCTACATAGCAAGACATATGCCGTGGTATGTGGATTCGAATAATCCGGGTGAAGAAGAAGAGTATTACGTTGAACGAGCAGCGCGTAATATAAACCATTGGAATCACCTACCTTAGGAGAACTATAATGAAATTGAATTTAGGATGCGGTTGGAATAAACTAGATGGTTATATTAATCTTGATAGAAATTCCCAGTGGGAACCGGACGTAGTAGCCGAGCTACCTGAGATTCCATTTCCTGATGAAACATTTACGCATATAGTGGCATGGCATATTATCGAACACTTGCCGGATAAGATCTCATTGTTCAATGAGTGTTGGCGCGTGTTAGAGCCAGGCGGTGAGCTGCATATCCTTACGCCATACGCCTTCAGCCACGCTGCTCATCAAGATCCTACTCACGTGACTTTTTGGGTTCCAGAATCTTTCGCTTATTACACTAGCGAAATGGATTTTAATTATGGCATTAAGATATGGTCTTCTCGTACTTCCCACATCAAACCAAATGGCTGGGAAGTTGAAGCTTTTCTTTACAAGTGAGTTAAATAAAACTATCATCATAGATAAGGAATGACAGAATGTCACTACCACAAGTCAGTGTAATTATCCCCACCATTGGTAAAGATCGTATGATTGTCGATCTACTTCAACAGATCTGCGAGATGGATGACGAGATAGTCCGTCAAGTAATCGTGTTCGATAACGGCATGGATGAACAGACTCGCACGCTGTGTAACATGTTTGATGCACAGATCATCAACGCATACGATAAGGGTATCTATCGCATGTGGAATATGGGAGTGAAGGAAGTTCTCTCTTCTCATCCCAATGATTACATCGCCATATTGAATGATGATCTACTACTTGTCTCTGATAAGTTCTTTACCAAGTTGGTTGAGCCGCTAGATATGTATGATGATATCTGGGCTACTTGCGGCAACTACGACATGCAGGGCTATGCTTGGGGCAAGTACCGTGATGTAGAAGACTATGTTAGAGATGTGAACGGTACGTTTAAAGACGGAGGCTTTGCCGGATTCTGTTTCGCGGTTAAGGCTGAAGCGTACATTCATGGCCTTCCTTTATTTGAGGAAGCGTATCATTGGTGGTATGGTGATGATGACCTAGTTCATTCAGTTCACAAGATGGGTAAGAGAACCACCATGTCTAATCTAGCTGTGTTTGAACATATTGGTGGAGGATCACAATCAGTAGTCTTGTACACCCCATCGTTCAATGAGATGGTCGCAAAGGATCAAGAAGTTTACATGAGTAAGTGGCATACACATTTAGTGGAGGGATGATGTACAAGGTTCTGCTCGGAGTAATCGGTAATGGTCGGGAAGATCTTCTAAAGCAAACTACGGATTCGCTCTGTGAGAAAGTAAACTATCCTTTCTACAAAAAGATCATGATCAATGACGCTCCCTCCTACGCCTTGAAAATGGAAGAGCAGTATGGTCGGGAATACCATGTAATCTCACACCCGGAGAACATGGGGTTGTCAGGATCTATTCGCACTCTATGGGAAGCGGCACAGATCTTAGACGTTGATTACATCTTTCACTGCGAAGATGACTTTACGTTTAATGCTGATATCGCTGACAAGATAGATCAGATGATCATGATTCTCCGAGCACAACCACATCTATGGCAGGTAGCTCTCAAGCGCCAACCAGTGAACCAGGCGGAAGCGGAAGCCGGTGGATTCATGCAACAGAATCCAAAGTCTTATCTCACTCACTACATGGCTAATGATCCCAATATAGTTTGGGTGGAGCACAAGAATTTCTTTACCCTTAACCCATGTGTCTATTCAATTGATATCACCAGACCGCTGTGGCCAAAGGGCGGCGGCGAAAAAGAGTTCGGTGAGAGAGTATTTCTTAACGAGGAATCTGCTTGCGCCTACCTGGGAATGATAGACGATCCGCCTATTGTTGAGCACATAGGTAATTATCGTGGAGGAAATTGGTTTGTATAACAAAGAGTTCTATGATCAGATAGACCTTGGTGCTATGTCATCAGCTATCGTGGTCGTACCGATGGTGATCCAAGAATTTGGACTACCTGATTCCGTTATCGACTTTGGTTGCGGCACTGGTGCTTGGCTGCACGAGTTCTCTATTCGTGGAGTGAAAGAGATCTATGGCGTTGATGGTTCTAATGATGGTCATCGGTTTTTGACCGAGGATCAGTTCGAGCTATTCGACCTTGGTGAGCCCTACGTGCCGCTTCATAAGTATGACCTGGCGATTACTCTCGAAGTAGCTGAGCACCTACCAGAAGAGCACGCAAACGCCTTTGTGGCTAACGTGGCACGCTGCTCCGATAACATCTTATGGTCCGCTGCCGTTCCTGGCCAAAGAGGTCTCAACCACATCAACGAACAGTGGCCAAGTTATTGGGTTCCTAAGTTTCAGGAGTTGGGGTTCTACTGTAATGGCTGTTTCAGATACGAGATCTGGGATGATCCTCAAGTGGAAACTTGGTACAAACAAAATATCCTTCTATTTTCTCGCAATCGTGCCGACTGGTCTGATACAGTACGGGATATAATTCACCCGAACAACTACGGCAACTACGGTGTAGTAGAGGAGAGATTTAAATTATGATGAACAGCATAGTAATCTTAGGAGCTGGTGGTCATGGACGTGATATCAAAGCCATCTTGAATAATTCCGGCGACTATAACTTCTTAGGCTTCTTGGACGACGACAAAGAAAAGATTGCCAATGATGTAGAAGTTCTTGGTCCAATATCTGATTACACCAGATTGATGAGTCTACGTGGTAAGGATCTTTATTATCTCATAGGAATAAACGATCCAAACGAACGTAGACGCTTGTGCGATTACATGGATTCAATCCACGCAAGAGCAGGGATGGCTATACATAGAACAGCAGATCTCGGCTACCAAAACTTTTATAAGCCTGGTTTAGTTATGGGTCCTTACTCCGTACTGACTACGCTAGTTAACCTTGGTCGTCACGTACACCTCAACACAGGTGCTTCAGTGAATCAGGGAAGTTATATTGGAGACTTCTGCACACTCAGCCCCGGTGCTAGAGTATGTGGCGATGTTCAGGTTGGTGATACAACCTATCTCGGTGCCAACGCGACAGTTATTAACCTTATGCATGTGGGACGTAATAGTATCGTGGGTGCTGGTGCAGTGGTGGTAGATGATATCCCATCCGACAGCGTAGCTGTTGGAGTGCCAGCTAAAGTTATCAAGGAGAACTCAATTGTCTGATGAAGGTAGAATAGGTCCAGTCGGGCCTGAATCAAGATTTAGTAACCCAGATTGGTTATGTCCAAATCCTCAGTACTGGTCAAGCACAGACGATCACTCTACTGAGATAGAAGTATCCGAGATGCTTGCAGGCCTTGTGCGAGGTTTGCAGCCTGAGTACGCAGTAGAAACTGGCTCCGCATGGGGACAAACTTCTGAAGCTATCGGTAATGCTTTGAAGGCTAACGGTCATGGTAGATTGGTTAGCCTAGAAGTAGATCAAGAGAGAGTAGACTACTCTCGTAATCGCTGTGCGGGATTGCCAGTGGATTGTAGGAAGCAAGCATCTTTAGACTTCATGCCGGAAGAAGAAATTCACTTCGCATTCTTCGACTCTCTTTTTACCTTGCGAGTGCCAGAGTTTCTGCGCTATTATCCTTACATGAAAAAGGGATCAATAGTGGCTTTTCATGACACGCATCCAGGTCACGGTGGTGGACAGTTTGCCGATTACAACATGGACTTGAGAACTGCTATACTCCATGATTTAGAAAACAAAGGATTCCTTAAGGCTATCTATTTTCAGACACCGAGAGGTTTGATGATTGGAGAGGTGATGTAATGCACGACGCAGCATTTGCTTTTTATAAGAGCGCATTAAAAGGTCTACCACCTCTTGATGTATTAGAGTTTGGTAGCTACAACATTAATGGTTCAGTGAGAGACGCATACCCTCAGGCTAAGTCCTGGTGGGGTATCGATATCGCTGAAGGTAATGGTGTAGATGAAGTAGCTGATGCGACTACGTGGAAATCAGATAAGAGATTTGATATCGTCATCTGTGCGGAAGCTTTTGAACATACGTCAGAGTGGCCTAAGATTATCAAGAATGCCTTCGAGCATCTCAAAGAAGACGGCTGGTTTATAGCCAGTTGCGCATCTCGTGACCGTCCTGCTCATTCAGCATTTGATGGTGGTGCCCTTCGTGAAGGAGAGTATTATCGTAACGTAAGCGCTGGAGAGATTATCGATTGCCTACTGCTAAATGAATTTGCTGATTACACAGTGATTGAAGCTGATGGTTACTTCGGCAATGACGATCTGTATATCAAGGCGGTTAAATGACTGATAAAATCTTCGTGATCAGCATGGTCAAAGATGAAGATGACATCATTCAGTACATCCTTGATCATATGTTGACTCAAGAAGTTGATCACTTCATCATCGCTGACAACATGTCCACCGATAACACTAGATTGATTCTAGATTCTTTTGCGGAAAGATATGATGGTATGTTTACCATCTTGGATGATAACGAACCCGGCTATTATCAATCAGCGAAGATGAATGGATTAGCACAGAGAGCGGCATCTATGGGCGCAGATATTATCCTTCCCATGGACGCCGATGAGTGTTGGCTCTCAGCTAATCCATTCTCTACAGTAGGTGAAGCACTTAGAACTATGTCAACCCCAGTGACCTTAGCAGCGGTATGGGATATGGTTCCACAACCTTTAGATTCTGATACTGGTAATCCATTAGTTGATACTGTTTATAGGGAGCCAGGAATCAAAAGCCTGCCATCTGTTGCCTATCGATACGAAGAAGGTAGCTATCTTCATCAGGGCAACCACGGAGTTAGTCGCAGTGGCGATATAACGTACGATGTTTTAGCAGTACGCCATTTTCAATATCGATCTGAAAACCAATTGATAAGAAAACTGAGACAGGGTAAGCAAGCATACGATGCTACCGATCTTTCTCAAGGCGAGGGTTATCATTGGCGGTCCCGTGGCGATCTTCCTTTAGAGGAACTAAAGGCACAGTGGAATCAATTCATAAACCAACCAGGATTAGTCTATGATCCAACTCCATTAAGGAGAGCAAGATGACCATAACAAAAAAGAGATGTCACATAACAATGTCTATGGAAGTTCTTGAGGAACTATTACAACTTCCGTTAGCGGCAGAAATTACCAGCGCTATGACTAACTATAGTTCTAATTCTGTGACATTCTTCATAAGTGGTTGGGGTCCCGAAACTCCAGAGGCTCAAGTTTCAAAAGAAATGCCGCATTTTATTACGCAGTCGTCATCGATAATATCAGAGATAGGAACGTGATGGGTCATAACTTTTTAGCCAACTCGATAGCAGTTCACCTGCTTGATGACATGGTTCCGTCTGGAACCCTTATGCTAGCCTGTGCACCAACACAGCTGCGAGCTAATCACTTGCATACCGAGGTGGTTGCTGCAATTGAAGGCGCAGAACGTCAGCGTATTACTCAAAATGAGATAACAATCAATGGAAAGTTAGTCAAATTTTTTGGTATAGACTCTTTGAAGACAAGAGGATATAATCCAGATTATCTATTCCTTGATTCCTCTGACGAGTACACCGAAGAGCAACATGCAGTGATCGGTCCTTTGAGGATTCACGCAATTATTTTGGAAAGTCATGGTACTAGAAGGTCTAAGGAAGATCAGGACATAGAGTAATTTCTCTCCGTAAGGCGGTGGTGCTTACAGCAGGTTGTTTAAAACTGATGTTACAAAACCACATACTTTACGAAAGAGAAACGTCATGTCTATGCAAGAGGAATTCTTGGAAAAAGATTCACAACTCATTGAACTTCTATTCGAATCAAACCTTCCCGTATCTAAAATCGCGGAAACCTTAGAGTGGTCCCAAGCTGAAACTTCAAAACGAATCAGAGAGCTTGGACTAACTTGGGTACGCCGTGGTAGCAGGAAGATGTCTCGGGGACACGCATCGCTAACCTCTATGGTCACAAGACTTCTACCAGGTGTAGAAGTAGTTAATGAACACCATATTGGTGAACGCCTGATGCTGGATATATATTGTCCTAAGTATAAGTTAGCAATAGAGTTTCATGGTAGACAGCATTTCGAATTCAATAACTTCTTTTACAAGAGTTATGATGACTTTCGCCTGGCTCAAGAAAGAGATATTCGCAAAGAAGAGCTATGCAAAAGGCAGGGTATCACGCTTGTGACCTTCTGCTATAATGAAAGGCTTACTGAGGATGACGTGTTCAACAGAATCCTTCATGCGATAAAATCTACGCCTAACCTGGAAGACAAAGTTCCAGCCAATAAGTACAAAATGAGTCCCGCTTCCTTGAAGGGGAACCCAGTTTACGAAGAGGCTAAGCGTAAACGTAAAGAGTGGGAGAAAGACGCACGCATAAGAATGAAGGCGGAGCGTCAAAACAAATACAACTAGAAAGGTTGGTCATGATCGAGGCCGAAAATAAGGAAGAGCCGTTTGAGTTTCAGCTCCTAAGCTTAGCAATGAAGCAGAGGGGGGCGATAACGAAATTCGTAAACGATCTCAAGCCTGATGATGTCGGCCTCGTTCATGGTCAGCGTGGTATCTACGAAATCTTCCAGTCCATGCTTAACTACCATGACAAGACTGGATTGGATATAGTTGATCCAATAGCTTTCAAGTCTTGGCTACAGACTGAGACCGATATCTATGAAGCCCTTGGTGGTTTTGAGGGTGTTGATAAATTTGTAGACCATCTGTTAGAGATAGACACCTGTGAACTAGATGCTGCTGTAGAGGTAGTTAAGTTCAGAGCCAAGAAGCGTAGACAGCTTGACAAGGCTCAAGAGCTACTACAGATTATTGCCAAGAAATCTGATCACTCTATAGATGATCTCGATAAGATTCAAAGTATTACGGAGCAGATCAAAGATCTTCAAAGTGATTTGAATTATGATCCTCTTGAATCTGTTACTACAGCTTATGACATCATGGAACACATTGATGATCTATGGGAGATCCCGCCCTTCCTTCCTACTCAATTCAAAAACCTCAACCGTGCCATGGGGTATAGTGAAGAGAAGGGTGGGTTTCTCCGTGGTGGAGTACACGCTGTGGTGGCCATCTCAGGTCAAGGTAAGAGCGTGTTCAGTAGGTCTCTGTGTAACTATTGGTTAGATAGTGGATACAGAATACTCTATATCAATTTTGAAGAGCCACGCGACCACTGGGAGCGCACGCTGATGACTCAGATCACTGAGACCAACGTGTATGAACAGGCGGAAAAGCTAACATCCGTAGAGATGGGTAAGCTGAGCAATGCCTTCAGAGCAAAGCTAAGTGAATGGGGTGACAGACTAATGGTCCGTCATGACCCTGACAGCTTGTTCTTTGAGGATCTTGATAAATGGTTGAGAGATATTATTGGTAACGATCGCAAACCAGATGTAGTGGTGATCGATACCATCCAATCACTGTTTACCAAGAGTGGAGGCAAGGCAAGGTGGGGTGAGTTCGAGCAGATCATGGTCAGACTTGAGCAGCTGGCCAAAGACATGGAGGCAGTGTTCATCATCACTTCTCAACAGAACAACAATGCGTTGAAAGAGAAGCGTGAAGTAATGAACCAGTCCGACGTTGGTGGCTCGGTTACTATTGCACAGAAGGCAACGGTGACGCTCATACTCACCCCACTAAAAGTGGCTACTGGTGACGAGTCTTTGAATGAGAATCTCATGCAGGTACAGATGCCTAAAAACCGTATCACTGGTCAGGCATTCAGCGATTCTCCACCTGTGATAAAATATGTTGACTCCCTTAAATCCTACGTACCTTATGAGGTCGCAAAGGAGGATTCAAGGTATGACACAGATTTTGTTGACGAAGACTTATTCGGGGATGGTATATATTGATCACTGTAACAGCAAACGATCTCAAGAACTACCGAACATGTGAACTCTTATATGAGTATCGTTCTAATCCAGAGAGCGTAGAATATATTCATCCACGCTTTCAGCGTCAGATGGATTATGAAGCGACCATTAAGAAGATAGCTTCATTCTTCTTCTACAAAAAACAGGCTTTCGCTGAGCCATCGTATCAAGCCCTGTTGAATCGTTGGCAGAAACTATGGTTCAGTGCTGAGACAACTGCACTTGATATAGCTACGGCTCAGCATGAGATCATGTGGGATAACGAGAGTAGCTACACCAATCAGGCTGCAATGGCTTTGCTCAGCTTTTATGAAGACTTTGCTAATAAGCCTGAGACACAAGTGGTTCTTTCCAACGAGCCATTCACGGTTCCGTTTGGAAAGGTGGTGTTATCAGGTTCTTTCGATTTGATTCTAAGAACAAAGAATCCTTTGGGTGATAAGTATACAGTATACAAGTGGTCTGGTTATCAGAAGAGGATGACCATGGAATCCTGGGCGTTTGATTTCGCGATACTAAACTATGCGTTTAGATATAGGAATGATTTCAAGCCATTAGACGTTGAGTTTAAACTATGGAACTTTGGTTCTATTCAGCCAGGGCCTATCCATTATGAACTTTCTGATGACGATAGGAATGGGCTACTTCACTGGTCTACTCGTCTATCTGAAACAGATGTGTTCGTTCCAAAGAGAGGCTTGATCGCCTACTGTAAGCAATGTCCATTTGACGAGCCATGTTCTAAGTGGCGGTACCCGGAAAAGAAATGAAGAAGAACGAACAGAAGAACTTACTCGATGTAGTTTTAGGAAATCTTCAAGACGATGGGTTGGATAACACACTTGAACAGATAGTTATCGACGCCTTCTCTGATATCATCCAGTGTATAAAGAATGATCATGTAAAGAGATTCGTGAGTTCTATTCTTTTTCGAACCTACCTATACAAGTCTGTGGCTGGATCTGCATTCTGGGAGTCACCTTCGTCGTTTATTCCAGGTGATCATCCACCGGATGAGTACGATAACGATGGTATGGTTATCCATACGAGAAGAGTAGCTAAGTTTGCTATGGCAATGGGATCATCCATAGGTCTTCCGGACGACGAGATGGATGCCCTATTAGCTGCTGCTCTGTTGCACGATATAACTAAGGCAGTGTACTGCGATGAAGAACTGAATGTTACGCATGACCCTCTTCACCTCTATACCATAGATTCTTTCATCAGTTTCATGAGAACTGACGACACCCGCAAGAGTCACGATGCTAAGAGTAATACGCTAGATATACCCTATGAACAGATCATCAACATTATTAGGCTAATACACTGCAGTCACGGAGTCTGGTCTCCTATACCAGAGACCCTGCCTATGAATGAGTTGGAAAAGGTTTTAGCTATGGCGAACTACACCGCAGAAAATCTACATGTATTAGTTCCAGATTTGTTTGCGGATTATCAGGTGAGCACAGATGAGTGACGTAATCACGAAAAGATTCTGGCTACTAAATAATATGGATTGGTTTCTCAGTGAATGTGTATATCACAGAGATAACAGACTGAATTATAACGATAAGAAAATAGTGGTATGGCGTTTGGGAGACTCAGAGGGAAGAGCTAAAATAGAGCCATGAGACTTCCAGATAACAAGGATAAGTATACATCTCAGTTTCAGTACGTAGAGTACGGTGTGTACGTTCCTAAGATAAACAAATTGATTCGCCAGCGTGATGATAGCAAGAAGGCGATTCTATTTTCGTGGGAGGAAGTCAATGCGAAAATTGCTAAGTCTGATCAAACTGGTCTTTACACTTCCGTTTTCCAATATAACGACAGAGATATCGATACAGCAGCCTCTTTGGGGTCACTGTATTTCGATTTCGATTCTGACTCAGAGCCGGAAGTCGTCCTCTCTGAAGTGTATAAGGTCGTTGACTACCTTCTACAATTTATATCCCGAGACGCAATTAGAGTTTTCTTCTCTGGGAAAAAGGGATTTCATATTGAGTGTGAAGCTATCGCACTCGGCATCAGCGCGTCTGATGACCTTGCCGGAGTTTTTAGATTCATTGCAAATTATGTTAAAGAAACACTGGGAGTCAGCTCACTTGATTTCAATGTTTATGATACACGAAGAATGTGGCGCGTTCCAAATACACGACACCAACATACAGGGCTATACAAAGTCGAGTGCATGCAGCTTTTGCAAGACGGAGTTGGCTTAACTGAAATCATAGAACACGCTAGAGAACCACATCCTTTTGATGTGATCGAGCAGAACTTTAACTTCAAAGCTAATCAATGGTATAGAGAATTTACTTATGATTACGAACAGAGCCTAGCTCCTAAGAGAACTTCTTCGGACATGCTGGCCCGCTTCTTGGAACAAGGTACAGGAAGTTACAAGCATTTTGACGAAGGACAGAAGTTTTTCGACAAGTTTAGGTTACTAAAGGGATGTCCAGCTATTCGTGAGTTGGAGTTAAAAGCAAAGCGTAATCATCATTTGGATCATTACGAAAGACTATTTCTTTGCTCGATTCTTACTTATCACGAAGATGCGATTAAGTATCTACACGAGATACTAAGTGAATGCTCTGACTATCAGTTCGAAATATCAAGCGCTCATGTAGACGATTGGATTCGTCGCAGAGAAAAAGATATTGGTGGTCGTCCGTTCTCCTGTACAAAGGCTCAGCAGGTTGGTATCTCTTGTTCTGGTTGTGAAAAGCTGGAGCCAAAGCCAAGAGTAGAAAGATTGGCAAATGGTAAGTACATGGAAACCGCAGAGTTTTCTCAACCATCACCGATTCGTCTAGCCTACGGTACTAATAAGATGTACACCTCATTTTAAGGAGGTAACAATGATGAACAATAAGAAAAAGCCAACAGCCAGCAAAAAGCCATCAAAGCCTTCATCAGAGATGATGTCTTCTTCGAAGAAAAAGAAGAAGGGCGGAAAAGCCTGCTGAACAGCTATGTTATACTTTGTATAACTATATAAAGGAGTTGTTATGGAAGAAGATCACGATAGCGAGGTCATCGCTGTATGTATAGAGTGTAAGTCGGATCAGAACTCCAGAAGAGTTGAGAGAGATCCGTTCTATCAGCAAGGTAATAACCCCGTGTGTAGATACTGCGGTGGTGTTACTATCTTAGTGGAACGCGGCGAACGCAATAATGCCTTAGACCAGGCTAATCGTCAAAGAGGTCTGTAATATCTATATTCTATACTAGGAGTACTGGTCTGACATGCCTACAAGAATTCGTCTAAGAAGAGGTTCATCTGTTCAATGGGCAGCATCGAACACGGTGCTGGCTGCTGGTGAGGTGGGTGTAGAGACTAGTACTCCGCCTAAGGTTAAGGTTGGCGACGGTGTAACTGGATGGAATGCCCTTCCTTACGTCCTTGGAGCACAAGGACCCCAAGGCGCTCAAGGTGCCCAAGGCGCTCAAGGCCCAACC